CTAATTCACGTAATTCAATTAGGGTTTCGCGCAGACCACGAACTTCTGTTTTAAGTCCAATAGCCACGATTACCTCTTGTTTGCTTCTGTTGCTCTCCAGCGCAGATACATACCCATTGTGAAAAGCATACGATCACTCTCTTGTAATAGCAAAGAGGGCGCAATTCCTGTTTCGCAGGAAAGGTAAGCAATAAACCAATGCTCAGAGTTTTCTCCGAGCGGTTTTATTTTGGGTCGTTGTCGCTTACGCCAATCTCATCAACTTCGTCTAACCAATTATCAAATTCTTTTTTTGTTGCATTGGTTCTTTTTTCACTATGCCACGCTAGAAAAAGCAGGTCAGTAAGTTTGAACTCGGCTTCGAGTTTTGCTACTGACCTGCTGTATTTTTCTTCAAACGCAACTAAGTCTCTTGCTGAACAAACTATTTCTTTTGAAACACCATCTTGGTATTTCACGCGCAGGTTGATTTTCATTTGTTTCCTTTTTTATTAAGCGGTTGCTCTTGTTACTGTTCCTGAAATTGGGAAAGTCACACTTAGCGTAGCAATATCGCCCACGGAACTGGCGAATGGACTGTATTGAGTTACCAATGCTGTCATTGTATAAGTTGGGTTGGTTGAATTAACTGTTCCACTTGTAGGTTTGATTACAACTGTTGCAATTGAACCTAGTAATGGGTTAAGTGTTGCATCAACTGAACCTGCACCGAAATCTTGCATAAAGTTTAGTGTTAGTGATGCTTGTTTTAATCCACCGATTCTAGTTCTCCAAGAAGAACCGAAAGCGGTAGTTTCTAAATCGTCAGCCTCTTGTGACAATTCAACGGAGTTAAGATTTGTTGAAAAATCTGAACCATTGATTGAAACAAAATAGTCTGTTGCAGCAAATTTTGCCATTTGTTGTTACTCCTAGTCTGCGTAGCAAAGAACTGTAAACTCTGCTGTTAAATATACTATCTCAGAAACAGGCAATTGGCCGTAGTTTCTCATCTCAGTAACTCTTGTATCGAACACAACTCCACCAAGAGTTTTGTCTCCCTCAATCGCTAATTTGATGCTTGAAGTGCCTGTGCTGGAAACATAGGCATCAAGATTGGATTGCGCAGTTCTTTCGTCAACCCTGCCAACAATGACAAGGACATTAAAAACATAAGTTTGCATACCTCTTTTGAAAACATCATCATAAGAAACACTTGATGGCATAACAATTGCAACAGGTGGGTTTGGGTTATCTGGCATAAATGCAGAAGTTCTTAAACCTGTGATTGTTCCAAGACGTGTTGCTAGACCACTTCGGATTTGTGAGATTGATGCCATTAGGCAAAGTTTCGCAATCTTCTGTAAGGCATAACAAGTTGTGCAACATCAGGATCAAGTTGGCTAGAAACTCGAATTGCTCCAAGATCGCCGAAGCCAGCAACGCCAAGAGGTGAATCTAAACGTTTGTAAATTCTTGATGCTTGAATAATGCAAGCCTGTTTAACTGCAATTGGTACAGACGGCCAACCATAAACACCAACAACTTTAATTAACGCTTCGCCCCCGCTGATGGGCCAGAGATAATCTCCGACAGCGCGAATTTGATTGTAAGGCCAAGGGATGCCATCAAGCACACCATTCAAAGGTTCAAGTTGGTAATCATCTGTTCCCCAAGTTGTGTCAAAAACACCATCAGCGTCTTGTGCTGTGGTAATTGTTACTGTTCCGCTTGAAAGATCATCAACTTCAACAACGAAATCATCCTGTGCAACAAAATATCTTGTAGCAGTACCTTGAGAATAAAATTGGCGTGCAGCATAACCATCTATAAGTCTTGAGGCAGATTCAACTGCCATCTCTAACAATGAATCATCAATAGTATCTGTTATACGTAACGCTGCTTTAACTTCGGTCAGCGAAGCATAACCATTTGTAATTGCCAAAATAACTCCTAAGTTCTTGCGGCTAGTCTATCGGAACAACAGAAACTTAGAATCCATTATTTCAAGATTTAAGTTGTTCTCAGAAGCAAATCTATTTGCAGCAGAAATCACACCGCTCCAAGTTGAATCATAGTCGTCTCCGACTAGAACTTTATTGGTTAAAGGCCACCAATCCTGTAAATCTGCATAAACTTCGCGTTCTCTGTGACCAGCATCAATGTAAACCATATCTACCTTTACTTGCTCTTTTGCAAAAAGTTCAGCAGCAGATGATGATGTCATAGGTAGGGGGCTGATTATGTTATTTAAGTTTGAATGAGTGATGTTTGCGCAGAACTGATCATAAATTTGTGAGAAGTTTTGAGTTACGTTTTTAACATTTTCTTCTCGCCAAAGAATTTCATTTGAGCCTAAAAAAGTATCTACGCATATGATTTGTGCGTTAGATTGTGCGGCCATAAATAAAGCAGAAGCCCCAAGCCAACTTCCAACTTCAACTATTGATTCTGGATTTGTTTGTTCAATTGCTTTTTTTAGTGCAACGCTTTCTGAATTCCAACCTTGAATTTTTGGTGGAAGAAAAATCATATTTGGTGTTTCTTTGCAATATTTTGATTTGAAATCTAAAAAATTCATAAGGTTAACGCTTCTTCTCTCCATTTAACTTCAGCGTTAGCCCAACCACTCATTGAGTTGCTAAAGTCTTTTCTGTACTTATAGCCAATCTTATTAGCCCACTCAAATTTTGCCCCTGCTCGTGCTATCTGTCTCCAAAAAATCCAATCCGTATATGGGGAGTCGTGAAATGGGTGGTCTAAAGCAAGTTTTCTTTTGAATGGAGAACCAAAACAAAAATAGCAATTAGGGTCAGTAGAAATTGAATGGTTGCTCATTTGTGGTGGTAAATATTTTTCGTGACCATTGATATTTATTCCCATAAGCCAAACATCAGCATCAATCTCATTTAATCCGTCTAAGCATTGTGAATCAATAACATCATCAATGTCCATCAACAGCATCCACTCTGTATCTGTGTAATTACAAATAAAGTTTGCGTAATATGGATTAGGAACTTTCCAATCAGGTTCAATCTCTTTAACAATGACTTCAACACCTTTAATATCTCTTGGCCTATCGGAACAAACAATTATCCTTTTAGGTTTAGTGTTAAGATTTTTTATGCCATCTAGCCATTGAGGTAAAAACTGATCGTAGTTTTCGCCATAAATCCAAGCCATAATTGTTACATCTACCATCTGATAGGCATTCCTAAAGTTGATGGGTGTCCAACGTGATAAATCCAAGTTATCTCTGGAATGTTTGTTATGTGTTTATTTGCCTTTGAAAGTTTCTTTATGAGATTAAAATCGTTTCCAATACGATTTCCTTGACTGTCCACTTCAAAACTTAGAACATCAAAATCTCCACTAAACCCGCCGACTTCTAAAATAGTTTTACGTTTAGCAATCCAAGTTACAGGGACTTGATGAGGGTTGTTATTGTCCCAAGCAAGACCTCTAAATCTCTCTAGATGACCAGCATCAGAAAGATTGGAATATCTAAAATGTGGGAACACTAAATCGGCTTTAGTTTCAACAATTTTTTTATACAACAATTCAATGTGGTTAGGCAAGAACTCATCATCATCATCAAGAATTGCAATATATTTTGTTTTTGCTTCTTTAATGATTTGATCTAAAACAAGAGGCTGACCTAACTTTTCTACATCTAACTTAATCAAATGTTTTTTAACTTTTAATGTTTGATTTTCAACACTTTCAACAGCACGTTTCAGTAACTCAACTCTTGTTGGAATTGTTGCTGTGCAAACAGTTACATCAGCAAATTTAATCCCATCCATATTTTCTCTGTCTCCTAATAGACCATCTTCCCTCTGTAAAATCTTGAGTTTTAATTTTATGATTCATATATTCTGAATTGGCTGAAAAAGATAAATCGTTTTGACTTTGAAATCCTGCCTTTAACGTTGATGAATTATCGTGAGCGATAGGAATAAAAGAATTTACAACTTCAACATTGTGAAATTCGCAACGTCTTTCAAAATCGTTGTCCTCAAAATATGCTGGTACAAAAGACTCATCAAATAAACCAACTTTGTCTATAACTTCCCATCCCACACTAAAAGCACACCAACTAGGTGCACCATTAGAAAGAACCAGTTTGTTTTTTCTTGAAATTTCTTGAAACATCTTGAGAGAGTCCCCGCCCCACTCAACATCAAAATTAGAAATCAACCAGTAATCCGATTGAGGTAAAGATTTGATTCCAAGATTCCAAGAACCAGGAACACCAAGGTTGCTCGGTAGTTTGATGTGCCAAATTTTTGAAACCCATTGATTCCAAAAAGGTTGCCAGTCGTGACCTTTTGCTCCGTTGTCTATAACCACTAAATCTTTGATTGGATAGTTTATGGACTTGATCATCCTGTCCAATAAGTCGTAACGTGTTAAAACAGGAACAATCATTGCTGGTATCAAGTTATGTCTCCCCAATCACTAAAGGCCCAGATTTTGCCCTTTTAAGCCTTTTTAGGCCTATCAGAAGCGGCTCTTGCAAATATGCTGTCCAAAGTTGGTTTCCATTGATTATTAAAAACAAAATCGGCTTCATATTGTTTCGCAAATTCAACTGCTTTCTCGCTAGTCCCACGACCTTTGTTATACGCCTGTTCAAGTGCGTCAACAATTTCAGGAACAGATGGCAAATGAAACCACGCTTTCTGTGGGGCATCCCAAAGAGGCTGTCCACCAATTAAAAAACCATCACCACAAAGTTCAGCGGAAGCGGCAAAGTTCGAAACAATTACAGGAACGCCACACGCTTGCGCTTCAATTGTTGGAATACCAAAACCCTCACCATAACTGGTTGCAAGCAGAACATCCATACCAGAATAAATACTGGCCATTACATCTTGACTAATTCCAGAACGTAATAAATAAGGATCAGGAAAAATAACTTTTTGAGGATCAATACCACAAGACAAAATCAAATCATTTAATTTAATTCCACCAAGTGAGCCAGATGCCTCAGTATGTAAATACAAAACAGCATCATCATATTTTTTAGCAAACATTGAAAAGGCTAAAAGATTTTCACCAAAGGCTTTACGAACAGGTGATACACCTTTGTTAGCGGCATTCATACCAACAACAAATTTATCTTCACCAATTTTCATAAACTCTCTACCAGACATTTCATCACCATCAAGAGTTTTGAAATTCTTTGTAGGTTTGAAAATAGATTCAATTGCGTGTGGTACATACCAAGATTCAATTCCAACATTTTCTAACATTGCTTTACCAAACTGGCTCATAGCAATCGGATAAACATAAGGTTGTCTACACCAAGCCGAAACTTCTGGTGGTGCTGGAACGTGATCAATAGGTGTCCAAGAAGCAACAGGGAATTCTTTCCACTTATCA